GGGTTCCTTATGGTTGCGATGTGATGAACGAATCAATTGGGGTAAATCTAGAACGTCCAGTAACTTGACTTCCGTCAGTATTACCTTCTGTATCTGTGACCCCTGTAACGTTAACTTGAAGCGCCTTGTAGAGTTGGTGGTATGTTGTTTCCGCAATCTCGGATGAGACACGGACTGTGAAAGCATTTACAAACAAACGCTTCCCTTGCTCTGTAACATCTCTTTTGGAGATATCCAGAAGGTCTAGACGGCGAACAGTGCCTACGCCCTCACTATTGCCATCACTTGGTTCCAACACTGCAAAGCGCATTGGAATTCTTGTGTATAGAATCTGCGACAAAATTTCACGGTCATGTCGTGGTTGTCGAGAATAGGTAGTTACTTGGTAATCAATATTGACTGGAATAGGCCAACGAATCATCCAATTATTTGTTTCTGAGTCATAAGGTAGTTCTGGGTTCAACCCTTGTACGGCAGGCATAGTTGCTGGGTCATCCATATAGATAGGTTTAACCATTCCACGCATTGCACGGATGTTGTCTTCAGAGATGTCAATCATATCAATAACGATGTATGGGTATGACTGGCTACGGATTTCTTGGTCAGGTTGCCCAAAGTAAACTTTTACAGAACGAGTAGTGCCACCATCACTAGCAGCTTTTTGGTCAGTAACTGTCATACCTAAAAGAAGGTTGCGAAGCGCTTCGTCTTCGGAGATAAGAAATGTCATAGTTCACCCACTAACTTATGTAGGGTCTTCATAAAGAAAGCATCTGCTTGGTGTGTTCTGTTAGAAGAACGACGAATAGCAGCAGTAGGGCGGCTGCTTGTAGTGCCGTATTCCAGGTCATTAGCCTCAGAAAGATGCTTATCGTGGACGTGAACTTCAAACTTCTTGTCCTCATATATAACGCCCATATTGGCAGAAACGTGGCGAGGCCATCCGCTTGCTTTTGCTTCTTTGCGAAGTTGCCCTGTCATATAACGGCTTGTGTGTTTTGCTGCCGCATCAATTGCGCTATGGATATGCTTCATGACTTAACCACCTTGAAGGCAGGTGTAGATAGCATGAATAAACCCCTTTAAACAGCGCAAGTAGTGGGACTACACAGGGTTCGCACGAACTCCCGATAAAGCAATGATAAAGAAGAAAGGCCCCTTTCGGGGCCTAACTCATTACTTCTTTTTCTTTTCTTTCTTATCGTCTTTATCAGACTTCTTAATCTTGCTAATAATCTTGGCGTCAATCTTCTTATCTTCAGCCATAGTCTTAGGCTTCTTCTTCTTGCCGTGAGCCTTATCAGCCTTTTCAAACTTTTCTTTTTCGTCCTTGTCAAGGCCTGCCTTCTTCAACATCTTGGCATCCTTCTTCTTGTCCTTGGACTCTGTGTACTTACCAGACATATATCCCATAGCAGCCATTACTTCTTTTCCTTCTTTTTCTTGTCGGTTTTCTTCTTTGCGTACTTCTTATTGGCAGCGGCTAGGGTTTTCTCACCGTGCTTGTCTTTCGGCTTCATACAGCCGCAAGTTGCACACATTACTTCTTCTTTGCCTTACAAGCCTTGCAAGTACCGCAGGTACATGCTTTCTTTGACTTTGCCTTTGGGCCCTTACCAAAACCTGGCTCACCCTTTTTCTTACCACATCCACATGCTGCACACATTTATTTACTCACTTTCTTCTTAGGTTTAGCGATTTTTTTCTTACCTGAACTTTCAGGAACACAGTTTGGTACTTTTTTGCCGTTCTTCATCTTCATGCCTACTTGAACGTAGCCATCCCAACAAGGTCCTTTAGCCATTTGTCTTATGCCAATTTTTAGTCGCTTTAACACCTTGTTTAATTGTTTTAGCTCCAGCTTTCTTTGTCAGGTTAATCTTGTCATACTTGCCCTTGTCACGGTTGGTATGGTCAACAATTACCTCACCTTTTTTGTTTTTAGATACTTTGTGAGTTTCCCGTGCAGGCTTACCTGGGACCTTGATAGCCAAAGTTACTGGCTTCTCTGTTTGTTCTTTCTTTTTTTGTTGCGGCATTAAACCATCTTCTTTTTCTTTTTCTTTAAAGCCTTGAAATCATCTCCAGTAATTTTATTTGCAGGCTTTGCAGCACCAGCAATCTTCTTTTGCTTAGGAGATAGTTTGCCGTCTTTATGAGCTTTCATAACTTTCTCTACTTTGCCGTTACCCATTTTAGGTTTTGGAGTTGCCATTAGTCATCCTCTTCTTCATCGTCATCCTCGAACTCAAGGTCGTCGAGGTCTTCTAATTCTACATCTTCAAGGTCAAAAAGGTCTGGGTTTAATTCTGGTTCAAAAGTGCTGTCAAACTCATCTGCCATAAGTATCTCCTTAATTTGAGTAATCTAAAAATTGTTGGAAGTTTACCAACTCTTCACTGTTGCACTGGTTAGTGTCTACAGTGACCACACTATAGTTGTCTTTGTAGCGTCCACGGGGCAAAACACGGGTTGGAATAAAGACTTGGCCCTGGAAGACAATACGGTCCTGGATGTGAAAGTTAGGGTCAGTTATAAGGTTAGGCAAAAGACGACCGACGTCTGCTACCCCAAGTACAAGGCGCAAGGTATCTACGGTGTAGAAACCACGTTCGTTCATAATATTAGTACCACGTATTTGTTGGCCCATAATAACTGGGACCTTAATAGGGTCTTTCCAGATAATGCCCTTGCCAGATTCTTGGTTTGAAACATCGTATACAGGGTCTACCCAGTTTTCGTAGTCTGCTAGAAGAGCGTTTTCATCCCACACATACCAATCAACTTCAGTACCTACTGGGTCGCGTAATTCGTCGGTAACGCCTTCTTCCATCGAAGACTTTTCGTAATCAATTTTAAAGCGACCCTGTACTTTTGAACCTCGCATAGTAGGTATTGTCCCTTACTTTATTCTTTTTGAAAGGGTAATGCTGAGTTAATTAAACGGTTTCGGGCGTTGCTGGAGTAAATGTGGTTCCATCATACGTTGCATTAACAAGGTTAATACCTGGATTTGCAGCATAGTGTTCACTGACATCTACCATAGCTGGTTCGCTAAGAAAAATTGCCCCTAGTCGTTCGTCAGTATGCAGCACATCAACTACTTCACCATCAATGATGAAAGCAACTTTAACTGGTGGTAATACTGGAACTGGTGGTACTTCTATATCTGATGATACTTCTGGAGTTGTTTCTTCGGTCATTTTACTCTTCTTCCTTGTATGAGATTCGGACTGCTTCCCACTTATGTAATGGGCAAAAAGCATTGGGTAACTTTACTTTAGCTGACATAAAACAACCACATTCTTTGCAATTGCCAGTAGGCAATAGCTCTGGACAAGCCTTGCATATAGCAAGCCTTTCTGCAGCTACTTCTGTTTCAACTCTTCCAAGGTTCTTATTGAACAAGTCCCAAGGTCTTGCTGGTCTATCATATGGCGTTGTCATTTAAGTTCCCCTTATAGTGCGACTGAATAATTATCTAGTGTTGAACCTTGGTTGGCATCCGTTGGTGCCTTAATGATACCTACTGATGACCCTCTTATTGGGCTTGATGGACTTCTTGAAACTGTGCTGCCAAGTTGCGTTACCTGACCAGTTGCGGAATACCCTTTTGCAGTAATGCTACCACTTGATGTAGCAACCTCCATTGAAGCAAGGTTTGTGTAAGAGGATGTATTGCTGGTTAGGCTAGTTGTTGAATCAGTAACTACAGAACCTGAGACAGAACTAATAACTCTAATGCTTGTTGAATAAGTAGTTACAGTTGAACTCGTTGATGACGTATACCCAGTATAAGTTGTTGCGGTTGTTGTGTATGAGGTGCAGCAACTATAAGTAGTAGTACTAGTAGTAGAACAAGTAGGAGTCACAGCAGGAAGATTGCAAGTGCCACCAACGAAGTTGTAAGTTCCACCAAGAGCTTGGCAAATCTGTGGTGGAGCCGTGATGTAAGTGGCTGGACATCCTGTTGTTGGATTGTAGGTAACACCAGTTGAACAAGTACACGTAGTTGTATATACAGTTGTGGGTACGGCGGCACCTGGGTTACAGCAACTACTAAGCAACTGACCTGGAAGACAATTGCCGTTGCAAGTGGAAGTTCCTGGATTTGTAGTGTACCCGCACCCACCAAACACTCCAGTGCTTGAGTAAGTTCCATATCCAGCACTGCAAGACACAGTAGTTGTATTACTGACTGAACTGTAAAAGGGAACCGCACCCCACCAGTTAGAAGAATCGGTTACCCAAAAAGCAAGACCAACGCCACCAGTTGTATCTGCCTTTAACGTTGCATCTTGTTTAAAAACAATAGAAGATAATGGGTAGGTTGATGCAGCATCATCGCTTTGCGCAGCAGAGCCGTTAGCAAACCAAGTGCCTCTGGTATTAATCCAAGTCTGACCACTTGTTGCATTTCCTAGCGATACCGTAGTTGTTCTAGTAAACAAATCTTGAATTGGCTTTAGGGCAGCAGCAAGCATTCCAAATGCTTTTGCTGATGCACCCGCGAATGTTCCTAATAGTGGAGCCATAGCTTATGAAAACCGAGTTTGGCTGCCAAGAACTACATAGGTTGGGGTTGCTGCTGTCTTGATAATCGTCAATGAATAAGCATCAATAGAGGAAGCATTGCCAGCACTTGGAGCAGTTCCACCTTGCCACTTTGGGGTAACAGCATTTCCATCTACTTGGTATACCGTTGGGTAATATGCAGTTGTTCCATTGGTATTAAGAAAAACAACAGTTATTGAATCACCTACGGCTAGTATTGAGCTGAGCGTTGTACTTGAATTACCACGGATATTTAGTGTCCAGTTGCCAGTAGCATTTGATGTGTAGTAAAGAACACCTTGAGTAACAGCGTCAAACTGTACTGTGCTTGCTGCTGCTGTGGCAGATACTGTTGTGCGCTCTTCTGGTGAAACAACTATTGGATTAGTTACTGTTGCTGTAGCAATTGTTGGGCTAGTAGCAAATACATTTGCACCAGTACCCGTTTCATCTGTTAATGCTGCAGCAAGGTTTGCACTCGATGGCGTAGCCAAGAAATCAGCAACACCTGTAGCAAAACCAGATACACCAGAATCACTTGCTCGTCTGATTGACATTAGGCTATTTCACTTCCAAATGCTGAAAAAGAAAGAGTCGTAGTTGATGCATACACACGTACGGAAGCACCATTTTCCAATGTAATTCCCAAAGTTAAAAATGTAGAGTCATTTGCAGCAACTGTTGCGCCGTAAACAATGTAGTTAGCTGCTGCCGTGCTTGATTCGCCAGTTTTACGTATAACTATTCGGTAGGTAGCAGCAGAAGCGGCTTGGTTACACACGGCAATGGTTGATACCACAGCAGATGAAGAGCCGCTAGGTGTGTATAAAGCGGTTTCAGTAGTTGCGCTAGGATTAACTTGACCTAGAACTTTGTATGTGGTTGCCATGATACTCCTTAAATATGGTGTTTAAATTATGACCTATAACTAGGTCATTTTAGTGGTAAAACTTATTGGATATAGACCCGTTCTGCGACCCATATCTGATATCCCATAAAGGTAACTAGTTCAATTCCAAAAGCGCTTTTTTCTACTACCTCTAAGTATCTTCCATGGTAAGGGTATTTACAAAGAAATAGTTTGTTATGTCCTATCGCAAATGGAATGAGAGTAGGGAAAGAGCGCAAATACTCCACTAATCCATCCATAACTCCTAGCCAATGTGGGTGGGTAATATCGTCTAGTATGACTATTCCACTATCGCTGACGTATTTTTCCGCTAATTTTAAATCATTAATTGTGTGAGTCTTTGTATGACCACCATCTATAGAGAAGTATCTAATAGAACCTGGCTCTATAAGGGCCGAAATTTTTGCTTTAGTTTTACCAGAAGTTGAGTCTCCTTTTATTATGGAAACGCCTTCACCAGCAAAATTATCGTAGTTCTTTAGGTTCTCTTTAAACGTTGAACTTGACCCTTGACCGCCGTTGGAATCGCTGTTTAAGTGTTGGTCTTCAAATATGTCTATAGCGTAAGACGGTTCTTGGGTATCAACCATATTTCTAAGCAGCAAAAAGAAACGTCCCATATAAACGCCAATTTCAGCCACACCCCCCTCATTGTTCCAGTCTACGTTTAGTACTCGCATAAATTCTGGGAGGGTTTTAACTACCCAACCGCCAACTTCATTGAATCCTCCGTTTAAATACTTGTCAAAATTAGATTCAACAACCTCTTCTTTAATACCTGTAAGTGCTAAGTTTTTTTGCACTGATGATGAGTACTCTAAAGGAAGAGCCATTTTTGACAGTTTAGTAAATAGTTCTTGACTTTCATCTTGGCGGCCCACCCACCACGCACACACGGCTTTCTCAAAAGTTAAAGAGAAATTTCCTGGGTAGCCAACATCAGTGGGTAGTGGGGCGTGGTTGCCCGATAACCTATACAAACCTGTTTCAGCATATGTGTACGCTTCCTGCCATTTTTTATCTCTCTCATAGTACCTAGCAAGAAAAAACCATGCTTCTGGTCTTCCTGGTAAATATGCAATTGCCTTTAAAAATAAATTTGCAACTGTAGCTTGTCTATTCTTTTGGTGTTCAAAACAGTTCGCAGACTTTAATAGCGATGCGTATACGTGTTCAGGATGAGAGTAGTACCCGTACTCAGCTGTCCTTAAGTAAAAGGAGATAGCAGCAGCCGTCTGTCCTATCTCTTCATATTTGGTAGCAATAGTTAGGCACAGTACTGGGTTAAAAGGGTCGGTACTTAGCTCAGTAACTAAGTTATTTATATCATCAAACATTTAGTGCCTCATCAATCATTTCATCTACAAGTGTTTTGGGGACCTCTAATATAAAAGCGGCATTATCTACATAGCCAAAGCTAACAAGTAACTTGTTGTCATAAACAGCTGCTCCAGCACAAAATTCAATCTGACCATCTAGGAAAGACCAAGAGGTTGGAGATAGCCCAATTAAGTTAAACTCTTT